CTGCCGCCCGTAGGGTGGGTTCATCCAACAAGTTCCCTCCCATTTTTGCAAGAGTCCGTCCATTTCTTCGTCAAAATAATTTACACACTTAGCACTTTCTTTGGTCGCGCAGACATCCAATGTGAACAGTCCGTGTTTTTTGTCCAAGTCATCAAACAAATATTGCGGGGTTGCCCACTCGCAAGTCTTGCTGGACATCATGCCCGCGTTAATCATTAGGCAAGCTCATTCTCTATCTCCTTTATAGCCCGGAAGAGTTGTGCTGCCACTTGGGGGACGATGCTATTTCCAAGTTGTTTAAGTCTGTCCACCCTATTGGGTATCCCATGAGCCACTCTACCCACTGAGGGTTCAACTGGCCACTTACTGCCCCTTCCCCTATCGCATCCCCCAGAGTATTCGTTGCCGGATTCCTGCCCTTTGCTGCCAGTGTTTCCGGCTTGACTGCACCCTTCCAGTCCCTGCTTGCTGGTGTCGGCCACATCTTCACCGTTGCCACCTGTTCTGCCAGGCATCCGGCTGTATCCTGTCGCCCCACAGTCGCCCTGTATGCCGTGCGTTTCTCCCTCCTGTCCTCGGACGGTTCTATTTGCACTGTTCCTGGCGTAAGCCATAATCCAGACCCTGTCTCGTCTGTGCTTGGCGTCAACGGCGCAAGCTGGCAGTACAAATACTTCTGTGGTGTAGCCTTCACTTTCCAAGTCAGATAACACACTGTCGAGGCCCATGCTGATGTGTCCAGAAACATTTTCGCAAATAACATACTTCGGTTTGACAAGCTGAATAACTCTAAACATTTCCGGCCAGAGGTGACGGTCATCATTCTCGCCTCCTCGTTTCCCGGCTTGAGAGAAGGGTTGGCAGGGGTATCCTCCAGTAATGATATCTGCGTGGAATGGGGAGGTTTCAAGTCGCGCCTCACTTTCACCTCTGCTGACAGCGCCCTTCCTTTTTCTGGATGATGTAGGTTTTGTCCTAATTCGTGCGCTCTCGGTGTCGGCCAAAGTTTCTTCATTTAATTCCCTTATGTCTGGGTAAATTGGTACGCCAGGAAACCTTAATTTTAATACTTCCTGGCATTTCTTATCATACTCACAGAATCCTATTGTCTTGTATCCACCTACCAATACTTCTGCTGCGTAACTGAATCCACCTATTCCACTAAATAAGTCGAGTATCTTTAGCATTACGGCGTTCCAAATATCCCTGTTACTATACTTGCCTTTTTTAGATTAGCTGTCCACGGGAGCGCGTTTAGGTCAACGATTGGCTGAAACTCGCGTTTTTCCGGAAGCTTCTTCGACTTCTTCTCCAGTCTCGCCATAGCGTTTTTTCTCTGCTGAGAGCGATATTTCTTACCACATACCGACAAATATCGAACATTCTCTCTAGGATACACTGTTTTTTTGCTAAAGTGCTCGTCTCGAATGTGGTACGTGTCACACCCCCCTTTGCCCCCACAGTATTTCTCAATAACGCCGTCGGGGCGTATTCTTTCAGGACTGAGTGTTTTCATATTAGTTTTTTCCAAAATTAAGTTTAAAGGGATTTGAATCAAGAAGCCTCGCCCCAAGAAGGGCCTATTTCTACGTCGCAAACGTTAGGGACTTCTAACGGAACGGCGTCCTCCATCACTTTAGCTATCTCCTGCGCTTCTTCTATGTTCTTTACAGACATAGCCAATTCATCATGAATTTGCAGCATGGGCAGTTTCCCCATTTTATAAAGATTGACCATGGCTTTTTTGGTCATGTCCGCGGCCGACGCTTGGATTAGCCGGTTCAATGCTTTATAGGTATACGCCCGCTTTAGTCGGGTCGTGGGCCCATACTCGTCAACCGCTTCTTTGTATGGGAGCGCCTTGTTCATAGCGAAGGTGTCGGGTTCCCACGAGTCGAAGCGACACTTTCTTCCCTCTAGGGATCGTAATGCACCGCCAGAAGACTTCGCGTTCAGCCGGTTCATCACGCCGGTCATTAACCCTTTGACAAAGGGTACCCTGCTGTGGTACTGATTAACCAGAATTTTTGCCTCGTCTACGGTAATATCAAGTTGCTCGGACATTTTATTGACGCCCATCCCATAAATTAACCCCAAGTTAATGGTCTTGGCTTGCTTGCGCGGGATGTTAGCCATCTCGGCCACCAGGCTATGAAAGTCTGTTTCGGGATTATTTTTATAAGCCTCCACGAAATCCGCCGCACCTTCCAATGGAATTCCTCGTGTTTTTCCATACACATGAGCATAATGCACCAAGATGCGTGGTTCTTGTTGCGAGAAGTCAATAGCCGCCCACTGGTCTCCCTCTTCTGGCAGGAACAGGGATCGGATCATAGGCCCGAGTTCAGGGTCGCGAGCCGGGATTTGTTGGAGATTTGGGTTTGACATTGATATCCTGCCGGAAACCGTACCACCTGAATCGGAGCGAATTTGATTGATATGACTATGTATTCTGCCGTCGGCGTGACAGTGTTTCATGATGGAATTGATGAAGGTCCCGGATGTCTTATTCAGATTCCGAGCCTCGACGATGAGCTTCGCGACGGGGTGTTGGTGGTCTTGCAGAAAGAGTTTGGTGAAGCTCGGTGCGCCTTTGTCAGTCTTTGGGTAGTGGATACCGAGTTTGTCGAACGCCTTTGCAAGCGACTGCGCAGCCCATATTTCAACGCCCGGTCCAGCGACGCTCTTCAACTTCTTCAAGACGTCCCTTTCCCGTTTAAGGAGGCCATCCCTTGTCCTTTCCACCCTGTTGACATCGACGCGGATACCTCGCAGGGTCATGTCCACGAGACATGGAAGCAAGTCCAGTTCGAGATTAGCGATGCCCCACAAATCCTCTTGGCCCAGCTTAACGGAAAAGTAGTTCCAAAGTTCGAGGGTCAGTTCCGCGTCTGCTTCAGCGTATGGACCGACATACATAGCGGGCATCTTCCACATTTCAGCTTTGGGATCGACACCGAATTCCCGAGCAGCCTCGGTTAAAGCTTTCTCGGACTTAGTTTTGTTCAGCAGATCGTAGGACAAAGCATTCAAGCTGTAGCTAAACCTGTTTTCGTCCAGCAAGGAGGCGATGAGCATGGTGTCAATGATACGGCCGTTGACCGTGAAGCCCATGTGCTTGATCCAGCCGAGGTCATATTGTGCGTTGTGCATGATTTTATCTGCGGGGCACTCGAACACTTTCTTCAGCCAGCGGTTAACTATTTTCTCGTCAAGATTTCCTCCGCCGAGGTGGCGGATAGGGATGTATCCGCTCCAGCCATCGACGGCGACAGCGTATCCGACAACTTCGCCGTCACCCGTCGGCCAGCCTGGGCCGTTCTTTTTCAGGTTCGGGTCGCGTGTTTCCACATCGATTGCAATCTTGGACGCGGACGTGAGGTCAGGAAGCTCTAGTGGTGGAATCCACTCGGCTTTTTGGAGAAACATTGCCATTTGTAGACTCATTTCCAAGTCCCCTCTTGTCTTGTCTTTTTTTTCACAACCGTGCGTTTAGGGTTGTCCCGCTCTGAATTTTTCCGGTCAGTTTTTTTAACCGTTTTACTGGCCCCTTGCAGTTGTTCATACCACGTCCCTGAGTAACGCTTCAGCCCTTTTTTTTTAACGTCTTTACTGGATGCAAACATCGGATCAGACTCCATCTCTTTGGTCTTTTCTTTTGCCCAATCGCCCCAACTAATTTTTTTTCTGCTCATAATTCATATCTCCTCGTGGCATCCTCGGCGTCGAGGATAAATAAGGTTTGTTTCGTCCGTGTTACGCCGACGTAGAACACACGGTGCATGTCCTCGGGGCTCACCCTCATTTCGTTATCGGCGGCGGGGCTGAGATCCGTGAACAACACAACGTTATCCGCTTCTCCGCCTTTAGCCCCGTGGATCGTTGATACAGTTATACGGGCGTTGCCGTTGAATTTCTCACCCCGCCGCAACAATGCCGTGATGTAGGCCCTGTCTTCTTCTGGCAGTTTATCCATCGCTTCCGACCAGATCATCGTTTTGTCTGCCTTTAAGCCAAAATACTCAACTAAAGTGGTCATCGTAACGGTATCATGGTCATTGATGCCTGTAAGTTTTTTGTATCCTCTCGCCACTCTCTTTCCGGTAGACATGAAGCTATAAATCTTACGCACAATTTCCCCCGACACCTCACCGCCTTTTCGTAATTGCTCCCAACCATTGACCGAATCAGATAACTTTTTACTAATAGACCGATGGCCGCGATAGTCGAACAAGTAGCCGCTGGACTTCAAGTCCCTTGCCACGGGTTTCAGGTGGTATCCGGCGTGGGCCAAGATTAGCCACGAGCCGTGGGACATATCCAGAGAACTAATGCTATTCACCCACGTCACTTTGCCCTGCTCGTCCTTCGGCTCATATCGCTTGGGAAATCTGCGTGTAATTCGCCCTGCGACATTCTCCGCTAGCCGGTGAACCGTCCGAGGCACTCGATAGGACTGCGACAGGGTTTCGGACCCACCCGGCAGGTTAATAAAGTGGTCTACATCGGCACCCGCCCAGCGATATATCGCTTGGTCATCATCCCCCGCGCAATACATGCGGGTAGAGTGGTTATCGAGGATGTGTGCAAGCTCCCATTGAAGGGGGCTTAAATCTTGAGCCTCATCTAGGAAGCACAGGTCAAAGTCGGGGCAATACCGGTCGGAGCCTCTGACGAACTCATCCAGCATGTCGGTAAAATCAGAAAGCCCCATACTGTCTTTGTACTCACGCAGGCATTTATCAACATAATTCACCGTATTCCAGTCGGGCGCTAAATTGCTCTCGTTGTATTGCTGGCGCAGGGGAACTTTTCTCAATCTTGCTAAACTAATTAAACCTAATATAGGGGACTTGCTCGCCACCAAGGAGGGGGCATCATCATCGAAACTGTCTGATTTTGAGCCTCCCAACGGAACACCTATTGACTGACTTAGCTCTTTAAAATGAGACTCTTGCATCACGTTCTCTGGACGGATGTCCGTCATGGTCAGCGCAAGTGAGTGCAGGGTGCGAAAGTATATAAGGTCTTTTTTTGCGTCCAATCCGAAACGTTCAGCGGCGCGATCTCTAGCCTCGTTTGCCGCTTTGCGCGTAAAAGCTAAAAAAGCAATTTGATGTGGGTGGGTGCCCGCTTCGAGAGCCTCGTCTACCATGTTCAGAAGAGTCGTTGTTTTCCCTGTTCCAGGCGGACCAAATATCCTAAACATTTTTGGCCTTCTCCCGCGTGTAAATCTGGTGTACCCGCTGCTTAGAGATGTTCAACCATTTAGCTATGGCGGTCATCGTCCGCTTCTCTATGTCAACCATGTCCACAATCTCTTTATCTCGCCTCTGCCTTAATTCATCGTCAGTCATTAGAAAGCCGCCTCCTGTGAACCAAATTGGGGTGCATCTAGGTCAAAATCTGAATTATCAAACGCAGGTATCTGCCAAACACGGACCGCACGACCTTTAATCTTGAGCACGACACTAGATCCGTTGATGTCACGGAGGCGTTGAGCAATTCGGTGTGATTTATACTCAAAGAATTTGTTCTTTTTGAGGAAGTTCTCGAAGTCTTTGAGTCTAAAAAAAGTAAGATTCTGATCTTCATTCGTCCACGGTCGGCGCAGAAGTATCTCTTCTTTGTCTTGCGCGACTTGCAGGTGTCGGCAGAACTCCTCTAGGTAATCGTAGAACTGCCCGCTCACCGAGGCATCCACCGCAACCTCGATAATTGCACTTTCGTTGTCTTTCATTTCGTTAAGAAGGGTACTGATGCGGCCTTCCCACTGGGGTTTGGAGACTGACCGTGGCATAAAGTTAAGCTGCTCCATGCAGGCTTTTTGAAAAGTCATTTGGTTCATAAGCGCATCGGTGTCCATTTCCAGTGGCTCACCGTTCACGTCCATAAACCAGACAGGGGGCGTGGAATTATATTTTCTTAGGTTTGCTATAGTAGCCCCCGCCACTGCCGCGCCTATGCCAAACTTACGTGTCCGGCAAAGGTCTTTGTTGCAGTGCGCGTTGATCGGAGAATCGTTGCATTTATAGGCGTAGTCTTTCCTGCCCACCTGCTTGGCAACTACATTAACCTCATTTAAAGGGAGCGGTGGGGAGACAAACTCCATGTTGTAACGCAGTATTTCAGCGTCCCAACTATCGGGATAGGCTTTTATGAGG